TGAAGGATAAACAGCAAATTTACGTTTAGCCTCTGCTTTTACCCTAGAGTATAACGCTTTATTTACAGGAACATTCGCCACGTTTTTTACCTCCCTTCTTTTTCTTCTTCTTTTTCTTAGTTGTAGAATGGTACATAGTAAGAATTAGGTATCTTAATATATTCTAAACGAAGTCTGACCTAATGTCTCTGGTTTTGCAAGGTTAAATTGTTGTAGACAAAGGTAACCAAATGCGTCAAAAGCATGATCAACTCCTAAATTTTTATTAGGTAAACCAGTATTTGGTGCATATGTAAGAGTTCTTAGTGCTTTTATTAATTCTTTACAACGAGGATGGATAAAAGTTCTCTGATCTCCATTTGCATCAAGCAAAGCAGTATTGACAGCAGTAATTTTATCTCTGATTTTCCACGGACTTTTAGGACTCATAACTGTAAATCCACTTCTTCTAAGTATGTTGTGATCAGTAACTCCAACTCCACTAGTCTTTCTTGCACTACCAGTAGGGTCAGGACAAGCAATAATTCTTCTATCTACCCCGTATCTTCTAGTTACCTCTTCAGCAAAATCCCATGTGGTAGCACCTCCTGTCAGCATGATCTCATCAAAAACATATAAATTGTTGTCATGCTTATACGCACAGATTCCTGCCATAGGGTCAACGTTAAAATCCAAACCCAACAACAATGGCAGCATATGTAGGTCTTCCACTTCTTTATCAATATTGTCATCACTAAAGCTAACAGCGACTAAACCAGTAAGATTTTCAAAACTAGCTTCAAATTCCTGTCTAAACGTTCTCGCATCTAATTGTGACCTAGCAGCCTCAACTTCCTCTGGGGCAACATTACCTCCCTCAATTGTGGTAAAACTCCATCTTTTCCAATCATCCCACTCCTGTTCACCACAAAAACACCACATATCATAAAACCAGCTTGCAGTGCCATCAGGAGTGCTAATAAACAAAGCCCACCCCTGTTTATCGGCTAGAGCAGGTCTGATTACCTCTGCCCATACATCTCGATCCATAAACGCTGCTTCATCCAATACAACCCCTGCTAGGCTTCTACCCCTCAATGCCATTGCATTCTCTGTGCCCTTCAACTCTATAGTCGATCCATTTATCAATTCCAACCTTAAATCTGTCTCATTTTTGCTCTGAACCCAAACTTTAGGCACTAATCTTTTCAATTCTTTCCACGCAATATCCTTTGCCATCCGATAAGTAGGAGCACAATAGAAATACACCTCCCCAGGTCGATTGATAGCTCCTCTGAGCAATTCAATACAGGATAAATATGATTTCCCAAACCTTCTTCCTGCAACCAACACCCGAAATCTTTTATCACAATTAAATACCTCCCCTTGTGCGTATCTTAAACTGATTTCTGGTCCATTTCTTACCGCCATACACTTAAAAATAACAGAAATTTCAATCTATACCCCCTATTTATAGCCTATTTCCGCATTTTTAGGTTATAGTTCGATTATTAACCCCTTTCAGATTAAGTCCGTGGCTTCTTCTACTTTCCCAAACGATATTACACCTCCAGTAGCTCAAGCGAATAAAACTCGCAGACCTAGATTTGTAGCACGATCAACAGCCGAAAAGGTTCAAGAACGTGCTCAACGCTTATATTCACGACAATTAGATGGCAAAACTACACGCCAACTTGTAATAGAACATTCAAAAATTGAAAATATCTCAATAACTACAGCTTGGGAAGATTGGGGCCGTGTAAAACATTGGAACACAGAAGATTGGGATAAAGATAGAGAAAATATGCTTCCTCGCCTTCAAGCGATGAGAGTACGTCTATTTAATAAAGCTATATCAAAAGGTCAATTGCAAACAGCAGCACAGATACTAGACTCCCTAGGCAAGGTAATAGGTGAGTCCGTAGAAACTGTAAACATTCAAGCACCAGAGCTTTCAATTAAAGTTGAGTCAAAGTAACGAAGATTTAGAGAATATATTTAAGTTGCCCGCCTTTGGCCTGAGCAAAAAATTTTTGCAAACACTCCCCTATATACCCTCAAACTGGCCTGTGTGCCTCTCTGATAGCGTTGTAATATAACTTTGGTATGATAGTACCTTGAGAATTTTGGCTTGTCTGAGGCGATCCTCAGTGGACTTAGAAATATTAGTTAATAAACTTGCTTTTATATCAGATAAATGTTATTGTGATATATGCTTAAATAATGGGCGTGTACTACATCCAATTTTTGGGCTTGAGTATTTCCAAAAATGGTTATCAGGTAACACATTTTTAAAAATTGGTTATCAGGTAAACACAAAAGGAAATACAAAAAAAGAATCTTGAAAACTTAATCCTTCCTTCTTATGATCGGTATCACTTGCATCCATCCAGAGCATGAAAATTATCTAATTAAAAATAAAATTAGATATGAGAAATGCTATTCAAAAAAATCAAAAAGATTATGGTTAAAAATCCATCCTATAGATGAGTCAAATCATTTTGATTATTTTCATTCAATCCCAACTTTTGTTAAATCAATATTGGATGATTGATATGGACAAACACACTGAAAGAATTCTTAAGGCGATTAACAAATTGCCTTCCTTTGTTATTAATGAAGGTGAGATAGTTTATATGAGACTATCTCGAGATTTTAAATTTGAGAAAAATCCGAAGCCTAGAAAGTTTCTAAAAATTTTAGTTCAACTTCCAGATTCGGAACCATACAAACCAGAGGATCAGGAGTAGAAATACTCCTTTCCTTTCCTTCCTTTTTACCTTCCAAAAATTATGAGAACAAAACTTTTATTAATTGCATTCTTGTTATTAAGTTGGCAATCATACGCTATAATTTCGACTCTTTATGAGAGACTCGAAGCCCGTAGCAATCAGATAGAGTTATTGATTCAGGAGTTAGAAAAATGAAAACTAACTATTTAGAATTAAAATTATTTCTTAATTTATCAGATGCAGAAGTTGCTGAAGTTCTCGAAAATATCGAGAGCTTACAGCATATAGAAACATTTAGAGAATTAAAAGAAGAAATAATTAAAAAATTCGAATCCAAAAAAGCTTTGGATTTTATAACACCTTTTACTGATTTAACCGATGCAGAGGAACCTTTTTAAAATGTCAATGATTAATCCCGATTATTATTTACACAAAGAAATTTTTAAGTTATGGAATAAAATCCATAACTTAAAAGATATAATCGAAAAACAAAAAAAACAAATTAAAATTTTAAAACTACAACTAGAAACAATTAATCACCCATTAAAAAAATGACCACTACTAAACACAAATACAAAAAAGTTATTTTCACTATTGATAGTGATTATACGGAACTAGTCGAAGCGGTCGACCTCGAATACACAAAAAAAGGTTATGACTTAAAAGTTAAAACCTTTTTGGATCCTGAAGAATTCAAAAGATTTTATTCACCTGATCCAATAGAATTTTGCTCTAATACTCTTAACTGGGAATTAGGGGAAAGTTGTTCAGAAGTAAATATTTATAATCCATCCAAAAAAGATTATGAAAATTATTTCTTAGATTAAAATAAATTACCCGCTAAAAATAGCGGGTATTTTTTTAATTACCTATTCTCAATAATTTTTTTTATTGAGAATTAAAAAATTCCTGGACTAAAAAAAAATAAAAAAAAATTTTTAAAAAAAATAGACTAATAATAATTAATAATATTTTGAATGAAATTTTGAATGCAAAAATTGAATGTAAAAATTGAATGTCTTTTTTATTGAATGTTTTAAATAATACCTTACATATAAACAGTATTTTGATATCATATTAATGTAAACATATTATTTTTTATTATGGATTTTAAACCTAATCAAATAAAAATAATAGAAACTCTTATAGATGAGAGAATCTATTATTTAAAAGAAAATATTTTTTATATTAAAAGTAATCACTCATTAGACAATATTCATGAATCAAGGAATGAATTAATTAAAGCAAGTGATGAATTAACAAAATTAATTGAGTTAAAATCTTACATCTTATCAAATTTAGAGGTTATTAAAAAATGAATCACACATTAACAGTAAGTGCAGCTTATGGTAGGGATTTTAAAAGTAAAAAAGAAATTCTAAATTATTGGAATTCAAATAGAGACTTTCAAAACTTAGATATTTTTGAAACTGGTTATATAAATAAACAGGATGCAAAAAAATTTAAAGTTGGTTATTTAAATGTCAGATATAGAAACTTAAAAAATATAGCAGTTATAGACGTTAGTGAGGACACTATAAAATGAAGCAATTATTAAAAATGTCAAAAGGGAATAAAAAATTAAAACAAACTTTAATTTTTGATTTACCAGCTGGACGTACCTGTCCCAATTCTGACAAGTGCCGTAGTTATGCCGTCTTAAATAAAGACGGTAAACTTACTGTCAAAGATGGCGAAAATACTATTTTTCGATGTTATGCCGCTAGTCAGGAAGCTCAATATCCTAACGTATACAAAGCTAGAAAATACAATTTAGATTTAATCCTCGAATCATTAAAAGGGGAATATGGTTTTTATAGAACTTATGAATTAATTAATGATTCAATACAAAAGCATAAAACAAGAAATATAAATAAAGTTAGAATTCACTCTAGTGGTGACTTTTTTAATGGTGAATATTTAAGATGCTGGCTTGCAGTAGCTAGACTTAACCCATTAATGAAGTTTTATTGTTATTCAAAAAGTTTACATTTATTCGGGACTAATGTTTCAATACCTGATAACTTCTTTTTAACTGCTTCAATGGGTGGCAAGCGTGATGATTTAATTCATAAAGGATTTTTTAAAAGGTGGGCAATAGTTGTTAATTCAGAAGATGAAGCAATAAAAAAAGGAATTGAACATATAGGAAAGCCTTATGAGATAGACAAGGATGATTCACACTGCTTTAAACCTGATCCATTCGCGTTATTGATTCACGGAACACAAAAAAAGGGATATTTCAAAAATTTAAAATAATTTATTTAATTTTTAAAAAGTAAAAAATCAAAAATTGAAATAAAAAATCAAAATTTTGAAATTTTACTTTTTTGGAATTATTTGAATGTTTTGAATGAAGTAAGTTTTGAATGTCCTGAATGGGCAAGTCTGAATGATCTTGAATGAATTGTTTAACTCTCGACATGAATGTATGTACATAAACTATATTTATGATATCATTATTATTACATTCTTATATTAAAAAAATGAAAAAACAAAAAAAAGAATTTGATTCTCTTGAATTTGAAAGATTAATCAAAGAAGAAAGAAAAAAGAATCCTGACTACTTTAAAGGCGAAGTGGAAGACAATGGTGATTCTTTCACAATTACTCCTAGTCCATTTTTTATGGATCTATTAAAAGCAATCAATAAAGATACTAAATAAATGGATATTAAAAACAAAGTAAATATATTACTTAATATACTCTCAGTTTTATGTGAGTTAGCAGAAAGGGATGCTACTTTCTTTTTACCTCAAAAGGGTAATGAAATAGATTATGAAGAATCAGTTAGATATTTAGTTAGAGAAATACAAATAACTAGTAGGAGAATTGATTAATGGGAAATATTAATCCTTATAAAGAAGAAATTATTGAAAGAATGAAAGAGTTGATAAGAGAAGGTTATGCTCAAGATTTTATAATGCTTGATATTCAAGAAAAATTTCAAGGTTTAGTTCATAAGTCAACACCTTACGAATGGTGGAAAGATATTATGAAAGAGCAAGATGTTCAAGAGTGGGAAAAAGAAAATAAAGAAAAGGTTTTAAGTCTTTATGATCACAAGAGAAAAGCTAAAATCAAAATGTATTACTGGACTTTTAACAGATATGAAAAGCAATTAAAAAAGTTTGAAAATAAGCAAAGTGAAGATCCAGAATTATTAGATGAGATATATAAATTACAAGATAGATTACATAATAATTATTTAAAAAAGATTGAATAATTTACTGGCATTAATTAATTAAGTAAGACCAGTACTTTCCAAATACGAAAATTCGGTAACGAAAATGAAAACTTATTTTGTTAAAGTGCTTCAAACATATGAAGAAACTTATCTGATTGAAACTGAATCAGAAAAAAAAGCTGTTTATCTATCAGTATCTGACAAATTAAAACCAGAAAAAACAAAACTAATTAAATCCGATATTACAGAGGTTAAAAAACTATGAAACACAAATACTATCGAGTTACTGCTAACTCAATGACCAGTTATGAACTATTTTTAAAAGTTCCAGAATCAATAACTGAAGAGGACATATGGAGACAAAAGGGTTGTGAAATTCTTTGTGGATCTAGATTTTCTGATGTTTATGCAGGTACTTTTACAAGTGGAGGAGATTGGGAATATGATGATGTGCATGAAATAGATATAAATGATTCATGCTGGAAAAATAAAAAGTTTGATGAGTGGGAGGAGGAGGATTTTAAAAATGATTAAAAAAATTCAAGTTACTTTACTGGTAGAGGTTGATACTGAAGATGAATTTACTTGTCCATCAGGAGATCCATTACTTGAAAATTGTGTAGTAAATGTTGTTGAAGATAGATTTTTTACTGATCCAGTAAAAATATTAGAAGTAAAGGAGTATAAAAATGATTGATAACCCATTACCAGATCAAGTTATGCAAGAAAAAGAAACTCTTTATGTTAATGAAAAATATGAAGAGCATTGTGCAGATAGTGCTAGAAACTTAGCACAGGAACATAATCTACATCCAGATTATTATGAACCTTTTATAGAGTTTTATATTGAAGAATGTAGAGAATCAGATAGAGGTTATTTTTTCTCTGATGATAAATATATTATCGATACTTGGTGGGATCATAATAAAGATTTATATGAAACTAAAACACCTTATATGGAGGTTAAAAATGTTAAATGAAGAACAAAAACAACTATTAATTGATCTGATTGATGGTTACTGTTATCCAAGAGAATTAGGTAATGATTATGAAAAATTCTTAAAAATAAGAAAAATTTTAGAACCTAATAATACTTGGATAGATAATTTCCAATGGGGGTATTTTGAAAAATGAAAAATCTATTTGATTCTGGAATTTGTGTAGATTGTGGTAAATCTTGCCATCTTGGTAGTGGTAGAGGTTTTAATAGATATGCAGTTTATACAGATGAATATGAAGGTTGGAGGTGTGGAGAATGTGCAGAAGAATTAGATGCACTATTGGAGGAATTAAAAAATGATTGAATTTGTACCAGTTACACGTTACTCCAGATGTAAAAGATACTCTGGAGCAATAATTAAATGTCCTAAATGTAATGAATTAGGTCAAATATATCATCTATCTTGGTCAGCTTTACAATGCCAGAATTGTAAAAATATGATTAATAAGTTTGATTGGTTAATAGAAAAAGGTAAACATTCTAAACTTTGATTATTTTTTAGTTTTTATAACAAAATCGTGTATAGCTTCACGAATTAAAAAACCTATTGAGAGTCCTGCTCTTGATAG